GGGAGTGAAACTCAAGTATTTCCAAATAAGGTTGACTTTTACCAATCACAGCTAGAAACCGATATACAACAAGGAAATTGGATAGGAAGTTCTGATAATTCATTTTCTTACACCGTAGTTAATGCATCTGATGATATTCTGGAGAACGGAGATGCTGGAGACATCGATAAGGATGCCTCGGGAGATTACTTTACAACCTCAGAGGTTGATTTTGATGCAAGTCATGTTGGTATGACCATAGTTATAACTAGTATGGATAGCGCTTTGGATGGAACTGTCTATACTAAGGCGGCAGATGTAAGCACTCAGCTTGGAACTACTGATCCTGAGCTTGTTATATCAAGCATAGGAGACGATTCGAAGGTCTATGTGGATGGAGCTACACTAGTCTCTAGTTACACAAATGTGCAATTCTTTATAAAGGATATTTCCTCTAACCCTGATGATGCGCTACTGCTTCTTCACAAGGACCTTGTTTCAAGCGGCACCTTGAAAGAGGGAGATGGAATTAGAATATCCTATGTCGATGAGAATGATGCAGATTATTTTGATACGAATTGGTTTAATGCCCTAGAGGCTTTGGAGGCTGCAGAGGCACAGATTGTTGTTCCGCTTCCAAGTCAGGCTATATCATCTATCTTTAGAGCCACAGTTAATCACTGTGAAAATATGAGTTCTATTGCAAATAGAAAAGAAAGAGTTGCGTTTATTGGCGCACAAATTGGTGTTACACCAGATGCTCTAACCGGAAGGAAGGAGATCGCAATAGAAGACATAGGAATACTGGAGGGCATTCAGGGTGATGATCCAGAAGAGATTTTAGACGGAAATGTTGAAGATCTTGTAAACTTTAAGCTTAGTGATAATTACACTAGTAACAGATGCGTATATTTCTATCCAGATTCAATAGTAAGAAATGTATCCGGAACAAATATTCCGCTGCATGGTTTTTATATGGGCGCAGCTGCAGCAGGATATTTGTCCGCAAAGCAAAATGTTGCAATACCACTTACGAATAAGGCTTTATCTGGGTTTTCATTAACTAGAGATAAGGTTTTTAGGCCGGTCATTCTAAACGCTCTCGGAGGAGTTGGAGCTACGGTTCTTCAGCCTGTAACGGGCGGAGGCCTGGTTCTATCAGGAAGAACTACTAGTCAGTCAGGCTACGTAGAGGACGAAGAGATTTCTATAATCTTTATCCGAGACGCAGTTAAGAAGATCTTAAGAGGCTCTCTGAAGGGGTATATAGGCGGGGTGCAGAGTCCTGATACTAATAATTTAGTTTCAGCTAGAGTTAACTCGATTATGTCAGCGATGGTTTCTCAAGGTTTGGTTACAGCTTACAAAAATATAAGGGTAGAACAAGACAAGGTTGACCCAAGGCAGATTAACGTATACTTACAATTCTCTCCTGCATATCCAATAAACTATGTGTTTATTGATATAGAGGTTGGGGTCATTTAAATAGGGGAATATCATGGCGGATTATCCAAATACATCGACTATATTCGATAATAAAAACTTATCTACAGGCGGAACCACGAGAACTGGCCTATCTACACAGATCATTGTCTATGTAAATGGGGAGCCAGTTGGCGCGATTCAATCGTTTCAAGAAACACAGGCACGAGCAAATAAGAAAATCGGAGAGGTTGGGACAGATGGCTGGATAGAAATTATCCCCAATACCCAAGCGACAGTTAGTCTTACTGTAAACAGAATCGTGTTTGATGGACTATCATTGCCTGAGGCTTTTTCGAGAGGATTCAAGCATATTCATTCGCAAAGAATCCCCTTTGATATTGTAGTTATTGATAAATTTACAGGAACTGATAATGCAGTTACAACTACTTACCATAACTGCTGGTTTAATAACCTAGGAAAATCTTACACATCTCAGGATTATACCATAACAGAAAATGCATCTATTGATGTTGAGTATGTTTCGAGTGAAAGAAAGGGCGAAGCTGTTGCCGCAAGCCAGGGTGTTGCTGGAGCTCGTGAAATTCCTGTAACTGATACAGATGCGGTTGAGCAGGCTGCTGACAAGGGCGATCGACGAGGAGTTTTGGACTTCCCAGGCCTAATATCGGCTGCGTATTAAAGCTTATCCTCATAAAAATATTAAAAATTATTTTAAAAACACTGCAAGTAACGCAGTGTTTTTTTTTGAAAACAAGTATTATTTTAACAAACCTTTATAGGAATAGGAGTGTTCAATGCCTAAGAGAACCGCTACAATTAGCCCCTCTGATCTAGAATTAGAAAAAGAGGAAGTTACGAGCGAGCACGAAGCAGAAGATAAGGCTAATGATGTGCTCGCTCTAGATGATTTAAAAAGCCTAATATTTTTAGGGTGTCTAAAAGAAACGGTCCAAATAGGAGGATTCTCTTTTGAGGTGTCTACTCTTACAACTTCTCAGCAGCGAGACGTTATGAGGACTATTATGTCGCAAGGTGATGTTCAAGAAAGAATGCTTGATATCAAACCTTTGACTATGGCCTATTCAGTTACTTCAGTAAACGGAGTCCCACTTGAAGATTTATGCGAAGATCCCGAACAGACCACTGACGAGGGAAAGCGTTTAAACGTAATGATGCAAATGCAGTCGGTTGTTATTGAGAGGTTATATCAGGTGTACGACAAGCTCGTAACCAGATCTGGCAAGGAAATAGGTATCGAACTTTTAAAAGAATAACCCAGGAGCCAAGCAGTAGGCTTCGCTGGGAATTGTGCAAGGCTTGGAATTGTTCCGTAGATGACGAAAGATTCATGGACGCTTCTGAGGCTCAAATGCTTTGGTATGCGCAAACTCTTAGTGTTGAGAGAGAAGAAGAATATAAATATAACTTAGGCATGTCCGAGTACCTAGCATCTTTTTGGAACGCAGAAGCGGTGAAGAAGATAAGGGCTCAAAGAGATATGGAAGAGGACGAAAGATTTGCTACAGACGAAGAGTTTGAGAAGCAACTTGAAGACAGAGAGTTTCTTAAAACAGATGAACTAATACAATCGATTAAAGACAAGTACAAAAATACTAATTTTGAAAGTAATGATAGGCGCAGGGAAAAGGTTGTTAAATCTCCCAAAGATATGAGCGGATTATTTAGAATTACAAAAAAGAGATAAATTAGTATGAGCAACAAAGATGAAGTGGTAGGCATCGGCAACGCCGCTGATGATTCAAAAAAGAAAGTAGACGACCTTAATAAGGCTCTGGGGAATCTTTATGCCTCTGGTTCGAAAGGATCAGGGGGCATCAAGGAAGTCAGCGGAGCTTTCAACGCACTTACTCAAACAGTAAAGGCCGGTACGAAGACCATAGATTCGTTTCTTGGCGTAGCCGGAAGTATGGCGAATAAGATGCCGGGCGTCCTTGGCGACATGGCCGGTGGAGCCGTTACTGCCTTAAGGACGATTAACGATGCCTTTGGAAAGTTAACCTCAGAAGTCGGTGAAGGCACCCAAAAGATGATATCATCTTTAGATTCCCAAACACGAGGTCTTAGAGATTTTGAAAATGATATGTTTTCTCTGGAAAAAAGATTCGGAGGAACAATTGATGAGTCAAAAAGATTTGCTAATGCTATAAGGCATACATCAACAAAAGGATTGGCGAAAGCCCTAAGAATGACTGGCACTGAAATGGGCGAGTTTATGAAGGCCACTAGAAATACTTCTTTGACCCAAAAACAATTATCTCAAGTCGTATCGACAGGCGCTGGAGCTATAGAGCTTTATGGTGCGGCAACAGCTTTTGCGGCAGCCTCGTCTATGGGAGCTCAGGAATCAGCAGCGCTTTTGAACAGCCTTATGAATAAGCAGGGGAAATCAGCCCAGGAAGCCACGAATATGTTGGGCATGTATGTAGGGGTAACTAAAGAGACAGGGCTAGGTATAGATAAGGTTGTTTCAAGTCTAAACGGGGCTGTGTCCGGCTTTGCTAAAATTGGCATGGCCGCTGACTTTGGGAAGCCGATTTTGCAGGGCTTTACAGACACAATGAAAGAAATGGGGCTTGGCATAGAAGAGTCTTTGGGCCTAACGTCAAAGTTGACGGGAGCACTTGCGGGCCTTAGCACTAATTATGGCATGGCTCACATGACCTTCCAAAGAGGTGGTCTGGATATAGGCGGTGGCGGCGGCAAAGGAGTTCTGGGGGCCGGTATTGCGCTTCAGTCTGCATACTTAGAGGCCGAAAAGACAGGTGATCAAGCGGCGATTTCAGACCAGTTAGTAAGAGGAATGAGAGATACGGTATCTTCGCTTACTGGAGGAGATATTATTACGGTTCAGCAGGCAAACGAAGATGACTCACTAGCGAGTCAATTTTATATGCAGCAACAATTATTGAAAAATACCTACAATGTTGGGGACGATAATGACGCCTCCCGAGTTTTAGACATGTTGTCCAGATTAGATGAGGCGACAAGGTCTGGAGATGTGGAGGCTCAAAAGAATCTAAAGGAGCAGCTTTCCAAAGAGGTTGAGGGAAGAGACAAGACTTTAGACGAAATGGAGAAGGTGAATAGAAACCTGGAGGCCCAAATCAACCTGATGGTTATTACTCATCGGGATAAAATTGATTCAACAAGGGAAATTGCCTCCTTAGCTGGAGCTGTTGCGAATGAATATGTCTCCTCAACAGGCATGGATCTTGTTAAAGGGGGCCTCGAAAAGGCTCAGGGGCCATTGGCAGAATCTGCACTTAAGTTTATGGAGAAGCTGGGTATAAGCGCCGATTCACCTGCAGCGAAGATGTATGCAGCTACTGCGAAGGATTCTGGCCTCCGGAGTACTTATGCACAACGGGGCGCTAGCTTAGGGGGGTTCGTTAACCAGGGAGACGCTCAACTTGCAATCAGTGGAGTTACTCGTGATGGAACTGCGGTAACAAAAGAGTCAATGAGAAATATTTTGGCAAAAACTGGAGTTGGAGAAATTGGGCAGGGGTCAACGGTTCTAAAGAAAGATATAGAGATGGCGGCAATGCAGATCGCAGCTCAAGCTGACTCCTCTCAGTTAGGCGCTGGAGGCAGAGCAGGCTTAATGGCTCAGTTGGTAAAGGACTTCTCAGAATCTCTTCGGCCTCTGGAAGTAAAGATTAGTCTTGACGACCAGTTGAAAGCGGATGTAAGATCGGGCAGAGATGTTGCAAAAAGCGTACGCAAAGTCGCCTCAGGCGGCAGTAGCAAATAAGGAAAAGATATGCCAGTACAAAGACAAACTATTATATTCTTTCTACCGCTAGAGGTAGAAGCACTTGCAGGTAATTCGGTCCCATACTCAGAAGAGGGTGGGGCCGCTTCGGCTGCCGGAGATCGGGGCGCTGCCTGGGATCGTCGACAGCTATATATGAACCCTCAGACATTTAATATCAGAGATCAAAAGCTTGTTCAAAAAACCCTCACAAAGGGTGGGCATGTAGTCCAGTACTGGGGAGAGGATCTTACCACTATTGATGCAGGTGGGACAACGGGATCTGCCGGTATAGAGGGTATAAATGTTTTAAGAGATATATATCGGCACGAACAATTGCACTACAGAACTGTTTTGGCGGACAGACAAAGAGAGCTAGCTAAAGCCGCTGCTATTGCACAGGCAGAAGCAGAAGAGCAGGTATATGACACGAGCGTTGGCGGAGCTTTGCTTGGAGTAGCAGATGGGTTGACAGGAGGCGCGGTTTCAAAGACGGTAAAGGGAGTTTCTAATTCTATTGATATACTTTTTGGGACAGACCTTGGGTCCAACTTTGGGGGCGCAGGTGGCTCTTTTAAAACAGTCCCTACTTTGGCTGCCTTTGCGACAAATATAGATATGTATTTTCAAGGAGAGTTTTTTAGAGGATATTTTACAAACTTTACTGTATCAGAAACAGCTCAAGAGCCTGGTCACTTCACGTATCAATTTCAATTTGTGGTGACTAGGAGGTCTGGCAAAAGAAATAACTTTATGCCATGGCATAGAAATCCAGTTGGATTTGACGGCGAAACACTTATGTCTCAGAATACAACAGAGGCAAAAGGAGGCTGGCCCGGAGTTGAGAGGCTTTCCTTTTTGCCCGATAGGGATGCTTGGGTTCATGGAAACCCCCGCGCAGAGAATAGAAATACAGCGGGAAATCCTGAATTAGGCCCTGGTGCGGTAAGGTCTGAGTTTACTGATGACTTAAGTGCTGTTAACCCTGAGCGTCAGGAACAAAATCAGGTGAATAATAGGCGGGATCTGCTAAAAGAATAGCCTGTCTTAGTTTTTTTAGTGAGTATAATCAGTTAGAGGTGTTAATGAGTTTGTCTAGTTCAGAAAAACAGGGGTTTGCAACGCAGGTTGCTAAAAGTCTAGCGAAGGCTAAGTCTGATATAATACACGGAGCACATCCGGCACATGTATCATATGGGGGCGTGAACTCGGTAGCTGGAGGAGATGCCCCATCTTTAGTTGGAACTGGTGCTTCAATTTTTCTGGATCAAAATCATGCAAATTCAATAACCCCAGATACAAGAAACCTCGTGACAATGTCTCCTGAGGCTACTATCTTGGTTAAAAAGAAAGTTTTTTCATCACTTAAGTCAGCAAATGATTTAAGATATATGGATAAAACGGAGAAAATGCTATTAAGAGCAACTAAGGCTCTTTTTGCTTATAAGGTTCAGCAGATAAGAGCTTATGAGAGTTTAACAAAGTTTGAGAATTTTTTTGCAGAAACAGGCATGTACAGCCTTAATCTTTTGTCTTCTGTTTTAAATGAGACTTCTCGCCTTGATCTCGGCAAGCTTGGGTATTCTGAATCAGAATATATTGAGAAAAGACTTAACGAGTGGTACCAGGAGGAGAGGCAGGTGTTTCGTAATACCTCCGACAGAAAGGGAAGTTCTAGTTGGATTGCTGTAGACCCCAGCCTTGGGGGTAGCGCTGTTTCTACGGGAGCACCTCCCGTTACTATGACAAATTATGCCTTCCTGAAAACACTTTCTGTTTCTAACGCAAAAGAGATCATCAAGAATAAGAAGGACACCTATAGAGCGCAGTATAAAAAAATAGATAGTCCTCACGACGCCGATGAGGCTATAGAAGAGGCTATGGATGACCCTGATTCTGGCTTTTGGAATGACTTGGGCATTATGCTTGGAGCGGGACAATATGACGCTGCAAATCAGGATCTATTAAAAATTATAAAAAGAAATGCTTTTTCTGCAGACAATCAGCTTACCACTTGGATTGTTGATCATGAAGCGCCTGAAAATTATATACTTGGTCCTGGAACCGGAGTAATTGAAGTTGCCTTATTTAATAATATTAGCACAACTACAAATTATTCAACTAGTCCGTCGTCAGCCTCCTTTTCTTTATCCTATCCCTATAGGCTCGGCACTATCCTGGAAGATGATATAGAGATGGCTATAAATGAAGCGGTGGAGGGAACTGCGGGGATCTTTCAGGATATGTTGAATGGGAATTTGTCATCGGAGGCAATTCGTTCGACACAAGGTCTTGATGGATCATCTATAGCCTCTGCGGCCTTTGAGATGGCCGGACTCGGAGGACTTGATTCTTCTCTTGATACAGACTATATAAGAGAGCGGTTAAGAACCTTTTATTTGGGAAAATCCTTTATCAACCCTCCTGATCCTGTTCATTTTTACATAAGAGGAAATAGGGCTCTTGTGGATAACACAGGAGTTGATCATTCTAATACAGAGGAGTTTTCGGACTCGGGGTTTGATAAAGAATACTTGCAGATGGATGAGGCCATACTGAAGGCCGAATATCAGCTTTATACATCACAGGCTATAAGTTATGATTTGTATAAGGAGATTAGAGAGAAGCAGGATAACTCCTTTGGAATGATACATGTATTTGGGGGGTTTGTAAACTCTGTGTCAGAATCTTTCGGGCAAGGGTTTTGGGACCTCAGAGTATCATGTACAGATAATATGTCTTGGCTTCAATGGAGTCAGTTCGCAATAGCGCCATCATTAAGTGATCCTAAAAATATTCTTGAAGATCCATTAACACCATTTTCTATGGTAAAAGATGATCTGGGGCAAATAGTCCCATCGGAAAGAGATTTGCTCCATGAGAATAAAGAACTTTTGAGAAGCGGCATGTTGAGCTATGATTCTGGATTATTTGCAGGCCAGACGGCCGTAGAGGGAAATCTGCTGCAGGGTCAGTATAGTGGCGCAGGTTCGCTTCGAGGGAAGAAGGTTATTCAACATGCAGATGGATTTGTATATAGGTGGAAGACGGGCATTATAACGGCCACTGCAGGCTTTCAGGCCGTTGATCCAACGGGAGCCGCAGCATCTGCATCAAGGATCCATTCTCAGAATTATCAACCAACTGTAGCTACAGATGTTCTGAATAACCTAGATGTTCCAAACATTTTAAGCATATTGATCGTTGGCCAGCCATATAACATAGAGACGTTTATAGAACAATCTTTTGCGGCACATAATAAAAGTGATAAGACTGCGAATCTAAGCCCCCAGGACCCCCTGACAGGAGTCGTTGAGGCTGTTAGAAAGCAGAATGAATATTTTGGAAACTTTCATCCATATAGAACTAATACGATATCATCGGAGTCTGCTGAGTTAATGATTAATACGGCAGGGATGAGGCAGACCGCAAATGATACAGTGAAAAAACTTAGAAGGCGAAAGATTGCGATAAATAAGAAAATACGAGCATTGAAAAAAAGCGCAGAAGGTCCTATTCAGCCTGGAGCGATACCTCCAAACGCTCTTGTGATGACGCTGCAAGCAGAGGTGGACACGATAGACGCGGCAATTGACAAGCAGGTTTTGGTCGGGGTTGCTGCAACTAATGCTATAAACTCTTCCGATATGGTTAATATAGAGATAGGGTTATTTGGAAGCAGCGGATTGCCTGTTTCTAATGACTTTGATGAAAATCAAGAAATAACCAGAGCCATGATGCTCGTAGGAGCACAAAGAAGAATAGAGGATGTCAGGCTCAATAGGGATAGAAATTTATTGATAATATCAGACCAATATGATATGGCTGATATTAGGCCCTTTATATTAAAGCTTCAGGGCGGAAAGTGGAACTTATTTAGCAGCAAATACACGAGTGTGTATCAGAGGTGCTCTATAGCAACTTCTATGTTGAATCTTGAGTTTTTCTGCAACTCTCAAGGCCATCTAGAGTTTAGGCCGCCACAATGGAACAAAACTCCTTTGACCGTATTGAAGGAGGCTATTAGAATTCAAAAAGAGAGTGGAAAAGCAGTTATTCCTAGTTTTATTACAAGCTTGTTTCAGACGCGAATTGAGGCTTTGAGGAAAGAGGTATATACCCTAAACGTGCAAATAGTCTTAATAGCACTCATGATGGGGAGATTCCCTGACAGCACTCTTATTCCTAATATGAATCAAACAGGTGAGTCTTCGCTTGCTTTCTTCGGGGTAAATAAAGGTTCTAAGGATGAGCCTAAGTCTGCTCTTAGCTTAAACAGAAAGGAGTATGCGTTTGAAACGGGTAACTTAACTGAACAAAATAACTCACTCTTTGGAGAGGGCTTAAAAGTAACAGCTTCATTTTCAGAGAGTGGCAATTCGTTAGGTGGAGATACAGAGACGATTTTAGGTGATTTTGATCCAATTTTTCAAGAAGCAACTGGTGTCACGAATGATATTCTTACAATTATAGCTTCGGGATCAGGAGGAAAGAGCAATCTTCAGCCTCCGGCTAGGTATTATGCGGAGCCTTCAAGGCTAAATAATCTTAGAGATACTTTTAAGAAACTATATGGGAGAGATCCCGCTAAAACTCTTGGGATAGATCTAAAAAAAGGCTTTCAGGCGGACGACATTATAACTCTTATTGGCAGTGAAGATGCTGCAATAGAGAAGGCGCTAGCAAGTGAAGAGGGCTTGTTGACAAAGCTTCGAAAAGCTATTTCGAAGAGAGATAGCTATGTATCTATGCTTAAGGCGAATGAAAAAAAGGTAGAGGAGCTTGACGAGATAGAGACCTTTTTGACCACGGGGGAAGAGGAGACTCATGAGACAGGCATTGATAATCCTGTGGTAAAGTTTCTGGAAGATGCGGCAACAGGTATAAAAAACACTATAGATATAATTACGGGTAGTGCATCCGAGGGCTCTGTCTATGATCACCTTATCGCAGACGATACTAGAAACTTATTAGGGCATGGATCAGGAAAGAGATTTATATTATCAGATGAACATATTATTTCTTTAAATTGCACTGAACAGCCTCCAGAGTTTACGAGAGTTAATATAGAAGGAAACGCGCCATTTATAGGGGATGGCGTCAATAGCGGAACAGATAATATGTATTTCTGGGCTGGTGCGACAGATTTTGACTTATGGCGTCAGTATGGCTATAGGCCTCAAACTAAAGATCTTCCTTTCATAAGCGATGTAGAGGGTCAGGCGAGGCCGTATGCAATCCTTGAGCTTGGCCTTCAGAAGCTAAGTGTAAATAGAGCCAATGCATCGGTCGTAGGAAATGAGTTTTATCAGCCAGGAGATACGGTATATATTCCTTCAAAAGGGCTCTTATACTATGTGGAGTCTGTAAGTCATAATTTTAATTACGGACAATCCTTTACTACATCTTTGACCTTAGTGTATGGCCACCCTCCCGGAGATTATGTGCCAGGGCCCCTAGATGTAATCGGGCAGGAGCTAGTAGGAAATATGTTAGATGAGCCTGCACTTATACATAGGACAACTGACACAGATGATAATTACAGGGTATTAAAACCTGATTCTACCTTGGTTTTTCCAACAGGTGGAGCAGGAATTGCAGAGCTTCTCTCTGGCTCTGACAATCAAGTTAGATTTACGAATATGATGGTAGATCTAATGGGATCGTTGTCTGGATCTAAGTACCTTCTTATAAGGGGATTTGTTGCCGATGAGAATGACCAAGAGGAGGCAGATAATGTAAGGAATAAGATGTCAGTAGTGAGATCTTTGTTTGAGAATCCAAGCCAAATATCTCAAAATCATGCAGGTGCAGGCGAGTTTGGAGAGAGCCTTCTAGGCAGGGGGCTTGCGATGGCTGTCGGAGGCTCGGGAGCGGCAGGAGAATCTATGGCTCTTGGACCGATGAGGCTTCCTAATAATATGCCAGTTACCCCAATTCGTGCTTCAAAGATAATTGAGCAGCTTACATATTTAAAGAAAGCTTCTGACAGCTCACAAGAGGGCGGCGAGATAAAGTGCTTGGACATAAAGTTGGCAGGAGCTCTTTATAAGGATGATAATTCGATAGATGTAACTAAAGCTACAGGTATATTTCCAAAAGGCGGACCAAGACAAGGGAGCTGGCTTGATTTTAGAGATGATATTTTAGGGTTTAATTTTGCTAGCTCGGGAAATCAGCCGGCTATTAACATTATAGAGGTTGGGGTAATTGATATCCCCAGCAATATTATGTCTTCAGAGGTGCGGGGTTAGAAATGAGTGGTGAATTAGCAGCAGGCCAACTAGAGACTCTGGCTCCATTTCAGGCAACAGTCGAGTGGGTCTTTCCAGACGGCAGAATAAAGATACGGATAACGGGGCAGAAATCTGAAGTAATCCCGCCGGTATATTATGGTGGAGTTAGAGACTCTGGAATGTTTATGCATCCAGATATAGGAGACACACTTTTATGCGTTAGGGTTCACCCAGGAAGTAAGGGCGTGACGCAAGCGGTGGCTGTTTTAGCTGCAGAGGGCAAAGACAAAAGATTCGTTAAGAATGACGAAACAGTCCCAATAGGGGCCTCTCCTTATCCTAAGCTTGAGTCCGGAGACCTAAAGCTTCTGTCAGTTGGCGGATCTGAAGTTTTTCTTAAGGGTCCTCCACTGGATTCGGAAATTCATATAGCGACCTCTCAGAGAGCTGGATTATTTGTTAGCTCTGGTCCCAGCACTTGTTTTTTGACAACTGTATCAAACGTATCACAGGACATTACCTCTGGATCGAGGTTGATCTCTGGAGATGTAATTAGAAGGCCAGGAGGAGGACAGGCAGATATTCCCGTGGGGAATGAAATAGAAACCTACTCTAAAATATCAGGAGATATAAGGGGTCTGTATGATGGCACTGAGATGCAAAGCTCATATTTTTTGGGATCACCAAGAAATCCTGCCTTATCTGAATACAGGATGGTTATAAATGAGTTTTCAGAGCAATCAGCCTTTTCTGGCTGGGATCACGAATATTCTGCAGCAATGTCGGCCGACAGAAAGACGTTCGAGATTTGGGGACATAAAAAGGCCATTGATCCGAGAACATCGCTAAGTTTGGCTCCACATCAGTTAGTTGAGATTATTGCAGGCAATGTTGTGAACTCAAGAGGAGAGTCTTTAGATATAAATTATGGCACGGTCGAGATAGGCGATTCAGACGGAAGGCCAATTGTTGATGCAAGCTCTTATGAGACAGATAGGCTTATGAGCAGACGGGGTCTCGGCTATCATTTTCAGCTTTCAACGAACTCTAAGTCAGAAGAAACTTCTGACGACATAAATAATTTTGTTTGCGCCGTCGACAAGCAGGGCCTCCTAAAGCTTAGCGTGCCAAAGGGGAGCGGCGCTGGAAATGTTTTATTTCCTACGGCTGCTAGATTCGGACATTCTTCGGGAGGCGTCTTCACTGAGCCCGCCGCTCACTCCATAGAGGAAGGGGTTCCAGTTACCCTTCGAGACGATAAGGGAAACATTGTTCTTCCCCCTGTTCCTCCCGGGAAAGAGATGGCCTCAGCCTCAAAGAGAAATACTGGAGTTAGATTTACAAATAATTCTGGATATTTTCAAAATTTTCAGAACTTATCCGATGGTGGCGGAGCAAATAAAGTTCGAGTAAACTTCACTTCTCATCACAACATGTATGCTGCAGCAGAGATGCTTATAGCGAATACTATACATAAGGTTTTGGTTCCAGAGAAAGCAACAGAGTGCCCCGGGGTTATAATAGGAACCTCGATCGGCCAGCCTTTCGAGAGATTTTTGGGCAATTTAGACGGAAAAGGCAACTTAAAAGATAATGAGTTGAAATATATGTCTACAGTGGCAGTGGTGCCGGGGGAGCCGGCGTTATACCCGGGAGGAGGAACAATCGTTGCCGGAAAAAGCTCATTATCTGAGAGAGGAGGGAAGAATCAGCCATATACAAATTCTTTTGTTGTCACTGGGGTTGCTGGAGAGTTCTCATATATAAATACAGATAAGGGAAGCAAACTTCCAAGGGACCCAGGCGGAAAGAGTGCT